GATTCGCAGCTGACACGGATGGTACTAAAATGGAATTTGCAGCAGGTGTACAAAAAATTGGTGCAATCAATAACCGTTACACTGTATACAAAAACCCATACATGAAAGAAAACGTAATTTTAATGGGATTCAGAGGAGCACAATTCTTAGAAACAGGTGCTGTATTTAGTCCATATATTCCGTTAATCATGACTCCATTAGTATATGATCCAGTTAACTTGACACCACGTAAAGGGGTTATGACTCGTTACGCGAAAAAAGTGGTTCGTCCAGAATTCTACGGAAAAGTATACGTACGTGGTTTAGAAACTCTATAATATTAAAGTAATTTAGTATATACTCAAAGGGATAGCAGAAATGTTATCCCTTTTTTACTGTTCAAATATTTATATTAAAAGAAACATATGGCAGTACCACATAACAAATATTCAATGCAAGCAAATATTCGTTACGATGGACGTTTAGTTGACGTTTTAGATCGTATTAGAGCTATTAGCTTGGTATTAATGGTTCACATTGAGCGAGACTTAGGACCAGACAAAGAATTAATTACAATCAAAGTTATGACACCACATCCGCCAAAACATACCTTTCTAGCATTACGCAAAGCGTGTTTAGGTAAAATTGAGACTTTAAAAGATATGACGCTTTTAGATTCAACGCTTACAAAATTATTTTAATTTAACAAACAAAAGGTTATTATGGCAACACCGAACAAGGAAAAAACTCCACCAAAGAATGACATTAAATTTTCAATCACACTGTCGGAAGAACAAAAAGAAGCAAAAGCAAAAATAATTGAAACGCCTTTCAATTTTATATTAGGCAAAGCTGGTTCGGGTAAAACATTGTTAGCAGTTCAAATTGCTTTAGATATGTTTTTTAAACGTCGAGTTAATAAAATTATCATAACACGCCCAACTGTTTCAAATGAAGATAACGGGTTCTTACCAGGGTCACTTACAGAAAAAATGGAACCATGGTTAGTGCCAATTCGTAGCAATATGCGCAAGGTTTATAATAAGCCGGAACTTTTAGAAAAAATGGAAAAGGAAGAAAATATTGAATTAGTTTCATTAGCACACTTCCGCGGAAGAACATTTGACAATGCAGTTTGTATCGTGGATGAATTCCAAAACTTAACAAAAGAACAATTAAAAATGGTTTTATCTCGTTTAGGGAAAGACAGCATCATGATTTTATGTGGTGACAAATATCAAGTAGATTTAAAATTTAAAAATGATTCTGCGACACATGAAGTTCCTAAATTGCGAGACTCAAAATGGGTAAATGAAATCATTTTAATAGATAATCACCGACATGAAGCTTTAGATGATATTTTGACTCGCCTAAATGATTAATAACGGTATTTATATATAAAAGGAATACTTAAATGGATTACAGTCAAAATAAGCCAATATGGCCAGGAAGTTCATCGTTTACAACAGGTTCTACGCCTTTTGGATTTTTTGATAATGATCCTATGTTTCAACAACATGCTGACAGCTTTGCAAAATATGCTGCACAACACGTTGGATATCCTATCACTGATGTTGAACTTCAAGATATAAACTTCTATACGGCATTTGAAGCTGCTGTAATGGAATATTCAAATCAAATTAATCAAGTTAATATTGTTAATAACTTGATGAATACATTAGGTATACAAACAGGATCTGGATTTATGTCTGGGTCAAGTTTCACGGGACATCAAGTAGGAAACTCGTTTGGCTATATTTCTAAGCTTTCGAAAGCATATGGTACTGAAGCTGACTCAGGGGGAACGGCACGTTGGCATAAAGCTCGCATTGATATGGTACCGGGTCAACAAACATATAGTATTCGAAACGCAGTTTCGCAGTCATTAGGTATAGCACTATCTAATACTAGTTCAATTGAAATAAAACGAGTACTTCATAATCCACCGCCAGCAATTGCTAGATACTTCGATCCATTTGTTGGTACGGGTTTGGGGTCGCAACAATTACTTGATTCATTTAACTTCGGAGGATTTTCTCCGTCTATTAGTTTCATGATGATGCCAATTCACGCAGATCTAATGCGTTTGCAAGCAATCGAATTTAATGATCAAATACGTAAATCTCACTACACATTTGAGATACATGGGGATGACATTAAGTTTTGGCCCGTTCCTACATCGGGCACTGGGTCTGCATCATCAACTATATTTTACGGACAGGTTTGGATTGAATATATATTCGAAGAAGACAAAAATAACGACGCACTTTTATTCGGCAATACAGCTCTTATAAACGGTGCGGTAAGTGACGCATCTAATATACCATATACATATCAAACATACAGTAGCATTAATGATATGGGGCGTGCGTGGATTATTAAATACGGATCGGCATTAGCAAAAGAAATGTTAGGGTTCGTACGAGGAAAATATAGTACAATTCCAATTCCAAATTCAGAAGTAACACTTAATGGTGCTGAATTAGTATCACAAGGTCAGGCCGAAAAAGATACATTGATTACGCAATTGCGAGAATTTTTAGATAAATTAACTAAAGAACAAATGTTAACAAGGCAAAATGCAGAAGCAACTCAAATGAATGAAATTCTTGCAAAAGTTCCATTAAAAATTTATGTTGGATAAAGGAGATACGATATGGCACTATTTGGAGGAATTAGAGATGCTCGTTTTTTAGCAGCAATCAATTCGGAATTATTAAATGCAATTATTGATACAGAAATTGAATTCTTCAAACTGATCGTTGAAGCAAGTGAATCAAACATGTACGGTGAATCAGAATCAAAAGCATTTTATAATTCATTGTTACTTCCATGTTTAATTACAAAAGAAGGTAAAACTTCATCTATGGATGATTTTGGTCATACATATACACGAACTGCTCAATTTGCATTATCACGAGATTTATTAGAAAAATCAGGATTCTTTCCTGAAGTTGGCGACATTATTTTTTGGGACAATGAATACTATGAACTTGACAATGTTGATGCAAATCAATACTTTTTAGGAAAGAATCCCGAAACATGGCCAAATGGCGCACAACATGGTTATAGTGTATCAGTATTATGTGATGCACACGCAACAAGACAAACACCGCAAGGAATTAAAGATATAAGAAGAGGGGGCAATAATGATGCTCCTGCATATAAAGGACAGTAATGCCTAGATTAAATAGACAAGATATTGATCGTAAAACCAATAAGCCTAATCCGCGTCGTACGGAAGGATTGAGCGATGATCTTCTATTGAATCGAGCTTTACAAACTCGTCGAGATGACGATGTAATACGTACAGCACAACGAACTACATATGATATTGATTATGCTATTAAATGGTATATTGATAATGAAATACAACCTCAAGTTGAAGCAAATAAACAATTAATATCAGTTCCAGTTATTTTTGCTAACGGAGAAAAATGGGACAATGTACGACGTTTAGGATATTTACGAGATGAAAAAGGAATGCTTCAATCTCCTATCATTATGCTTAAAAGAAACAGCGTAATTGAACGAGATTCACAAAGAACACTAGACGCAAATAGACCACATTCAGAAAATCAAATTGTTTATCGAGGTAAATACAATGCTCGTAATCGATATGAAGATGAATTATTTCCAATACCGACTAATAAGCCGGTTGATTCTGAAAAATTATATGTAGTAGATATTCCAAAATATGTTACTATAGAATATGACTTAATGTTATGGTGCGACTTTACTACACAGATGAACGCATTAGTTGACCAAATATTACCATATGGTCGATTTGCATGGGGTAATGAATCAAATAAATTTCCGACAGCTTTAGGGCAATTTAGTTTTGAAACAGTTAATACTGTCGGAGAAGATCGTTTAGTTCGAGCATCAACAACATTAACGGTGCAAGGAACATTATTATCTGCTCAAGAAAGTCGTATATCGACAATTAAAAAAATGTATTCAATTAAAAAAGTAACATTTGATCAATATGTTGATGTATCGATTGATTTATTTAGTACTACAATTGTGCCACAACAAATTGTACAAATGGCTAGTAGTGGAATAACTGTCAATGTAACGGGTGCTACAACAGCAACACTTACAGCACAAGCCATGGCGTATTTAACTACACTAACAGACCAACAAGCTACGCATTCAAATGCAACTACAGTAACGGTTAATGCTTACGCAGCAATTAACCCAGTAACATTCCTTGTTGCAACTAAGAATGAATTTGATGTGTATATTAATGGTCAATACATTGATAAACAATTGTATACGTGGACGCCTAGCGATGTTGCTACGCAGACAATCGTATTTGATACTGCCATGTTAGGTTACCCTATAGAATCCACTGATACGGTAATTATAAATGGAAGGTGGTCATAATGGGAAGACAGTTTAAACCTGGACAATTACAGACAGGTTCTTTATATAATATTTCATCAAGCTATGTCTCCTTT